TTATAAGTTATTTTTTGCACCCAAAAATAACAGTTAAAAAAACCAGTTGAATAAGCGCCTTTAACTTCTATTTTCTTACCGTATTCAATAGTGTAAGCAATGTTGTCATTGTTGTTAATAGTAAAAACGCATTGACCACCCGAATAAGTGTCCAAATACTGTTCACGACCGCCAGTAATGTTTAACGATAAAACACGGCTAGTAAAACTTGTAGCACCAGCGTCAGCGGTAACAGTCCATGTCATCTTTGGCATTACATAGCCCTAGTGTTCACGGGCACGGGGCCTGACTGGCGTACATACTGCTGTAGCACCCTGACAATGCTGTTGGGGTCGCCGCCGTTCACATTGACAGTGATACCGCCACCACCACCAAAGCCCATACTGCCCAACTTTGACAACGGAATAACAGCTTCAGGGCCACGTTCGCCAATAAGGGCTAATTGTGGGCCGGTGACTATGCCACCTTCGGCCAGTCGAGGCAAGTTGACATCTGGAATACTTCCAAAGTTGACCCATGGGCCAGCGGCTTTGTCAATACCGTCAAGAATAATGTTTAAACCTTTTATGGCGGCGTTTAGGCCTCTTTCAAGATTGGTAATAACAGCGTTAATAACGCCTTTAAATGCGGCACCCATACCGCTAAAGATTGAAGCACCCAAATCTTTTAGTGTTTCAAAACCTGTTTTCATTGCGTCAAAAACAAACCTGGCTACTGACCAAAGTTCAGTAAATACTGTTTTAATACCGTTAACAGTTTTACCAAAAATATCAAACTTGACTTGTAGCGCAACCAAAGCGGCAATGATTGCAACAATGACTGCAACACCCGTGGCAATCCACAGCGCATAAGTTGAAGCAGTCAATACGTTAGTAGCAACAGTAACTATGGCCTGAATGGCGGCGTACGCTTTCATGGCGGCATTAACAGCCAAAATGGTTGTTGCTAGACCTGCAAAGACAAGACCAAAACCTACGACTAAGGCAGTGTTGTTTTGAATAAAATTGGCTACAGATTGAAACGCTGGTAGCAATTTGTCAACTATGGGAAACACAGCTGCGCCAACAGATTCTTTAAATTCGCCCATTTGAATACTAAACGATTTCATTTTGCCTGAAGCACTATCGGCTGAAGTCGAGGCGGCACCAGCAAAAGTTTTGCCTAATGCGGCGAACACTTCATCAGTCGTAGCGCCATTTTCAATTAGGCTTGCCAGGGCTGGGTCTAGTTTCTTTAATGGTCCTAGTTGGCCGTTAAATGCTTTTGACAGGGCGTCAGATACGGCGCCTAAGTCTTTGCCTGTACCGGCTGAAATGTCTAGTGCCAGGCTAAGTAAGTCTTGGGCTTTGGTGACGCTTTTTGTGCCACGTACAAGTTTGTCTAACGCTGGCCGTAGTTCGTCATCGGATACTGCAGCTGCTATTGAAGTCTTTGTTATGAACGCTTCAACTGCTTTTACTTGATCGTCAGTGGCGCCTGTGGTGTTTTGCAGGCTGGTGGCAAGTAGTTGTGCGGCTTTGTCATCTTCCATAAACGCTTTTACGGCGTCAGAAGCGACAAGAACCAAACCACCTAAAGCGGCGGCGGCTGGCAGTGCGGCTTTTTTAATAGCAAATTGGGCTTTTTCCCCTGCTGTTTCTAACTTTTTAAACTGCCTAATAGCACTGTCAATGCCTTTGCTGTTGAAATCACTAATAATGGGGATTGAAATAGCCATTAGATAACCTTCATATTCTTGTTAACTTCAGCCATGACACCGTTAACGACCTTTTGAATTTCGCCTGATATTTGCACGATCTTTGTTTCAAAGACTGGCCAGATCACACGGCTGGCTGATCGCCCAAATTTGGTGCTAAACGCAGTACCCAGTGGGTTGACGTTGGCACGGCCTGCAATGTCAAAGATTGCGGCGGCAGGGTTTTTTTGCATGACCGAAAAGGCGGCGCCCACCTTTTTGTTGTTGACACGCAAGCTGACGCCTCGAACAGCGTTTGACGCTGACAACGGGAACACTTGGCGCCCTTCGGGTGCCCAGTTGCGCTTTGTGCCACTAGGAAAGCGGTTATCGTCGTATTGCGATTTCATGGCCTCAGTCATGGGCCTAGCGACTTCTTTCATGTTTGCCACATACGCTTTGCGGAAACCAGGCTCTACCTGGTTTAGATATTTCACAGCTTCTTTGACGCCATCTACTTGGATAGTTAGATCGGTTGTCATCGCTGTTTTCTGCTTTCGTTTATGACTTTAATGACCGTGGCTAAGTCGTTATTGTCAAACTCTACTTGCTGGGGCCAGTACCCTGTCGCAACTAAGACTTGTGCTAGTGCGTGTCGGTAGGTACTGGCACGGTAGGGCGGTCAGTCTCATTGTCGACTACTTCAAGTAACACCAGCTTCTTGATGAAGTCATCTAATACGACCGGCACGGTGACGTTGTGCTGTTGGCATGCCTGGTGTGCCAGATACGCAAGATCTTCAATGCCGATACCGCTGGCCATGTCGCTGGCTTTGCGTTTGAATTTGCGTTCCCACGAAACAATGGTGAAAAGGTTTGTGCTTACTTCGACTGGACCATCACCTTGGTCAACTCTAAGGGTTAGTTGCATGTCGGGTTCCTTTGTTAATTGTTGGGTCAGACAATGGCGACAGTGTAAGTGCCACCCTTGAAAGTGATGTCAATTTCTGACAGTTCACCGTAAGCGGCGTCAATTACTGGGAGAGCTTCAAGGTATGTGCCGGTCAAAGTAAAGATTGGGTTGGTGGCACCAGTGGCCGCTGAAGTTGGTTTCATTGTCACGGTGGTGGCAGTGCCAACCAAAGTTGCAAGTGTGGCGTAAGTTTCTGAAGCGGCGTAGCTCATCAGTAGCGTCACGGTCAGTTCGTGGTCACCAAGGCCAGCTGTGAAAACTCTTGAAGTGGAACCAAAAGCGGTTGATTCCAAAGCGTCATATTTGACTGTCAAACTGGCGCTACGGCACTGGTCCTGCAAGTCCACGGCGTTAACGGTAAGGGTCGGTTGGCTTAGGTAAGTGGTTGTGGCCATTTTGGGTCAGTCCTTTTTTGCTGGTGTAATAGTTTTAGCAGATTTTGAGGGTGTCTTGTCGTGAACAATGAAACCGTGAGCTAGTAACGCTTCGACGTTGATACCGTCGCTAGGCACAAACTCATCGCCCACGACACCAACTCTTTTGCTAACAATCTTGTATTTCATGGTCACCCTGTCTGTGATTGCATTTCAATGGTTAGGTCGTAAGCGGCAAACGTCTGTCCACCAATAGGAAGGTATCCAGGTCGCCCCGATTTCACTGCCACGTTCTTGGATAGAAGGCTTGCAGACATGTTTAAAACGTTGCGTAAGCCGTTCAAATCGGCGGCCCCTAAGGTGATGACCTTTACCGAAAAATTCATGGTGACGATGTTGTAGTTGAAAGCGTCAAAACTGGGGGCGTCAAGAAAAACGCATGGTGGGTTTATCTTTTCGGAATCGTAGACCACCCTCAAACCTGTGATTGTTGACAGGGTGGCCGCCAAATCGTCTATGGCCTCATTGAAAAGGTCTGTGTAACCAGTCTGGTCATAGACAACCCCAACTTCGTTGTAGTCAATGAGGTCGTCATAAACCAGTGGTGTTGTGGGGATAGTCATTAGGCGACCGCTGGGCGTGGGATACCGGCAAGCTGCTTAATCAAAGGCGATAGGCCTGTCACTGCAGCAGTACCCATATCGCTAAAACTAGCAAAATTGTCAATGGCACCACGCTGGCGGTAGATACTGCCACCCATCATAATTGTGGCTAACTCAACATCAGCACTAGGGACAGTTGTCAAAGAATCTGTGTAACCAGACTCTTGCCTTCGACGATAAATCAAATTGTTACCTGCTGAAGCACACTGAGCCAAAAACGCTGTTTCGTCTGCACCAACCAAAGCCAAACCCAACCAAGTGCCAATTTGTGTACCTGTTACCCAAGTGCATGTTTGGGTGTATGTCAAGGTGCCTTGTGGGATAGCGGCACTACGTTCCAAGGTGTCTGCAGCATCGTAAAACAACACCTGGTTAGGTATCGGCAAACTGTAATCAAAAAGCAAATCGCCTTCAGTGTCTACACCACGAAAATAGTATTCAGGCAAACTGTAAACAACATGGTCACCATTCAAACCGTGACCTAAACCAGCAAGGGTGAAAGATTCACCAATGCCAACATCGGGTTGGGTCAAAGTTTGAATGACAGCGTAGTTGTCTATTCGCTGGTGGAATATGACTTGGTATTCAGCCATGGGCGGCTAACCGCCTTTCGACTATGCCTGGGTGATTTTTTGAATCATTGAACCGTTGGCTTTGAACGTACAGAAGTATCCATGGGTGGATATTGCACGGGTCAAAGTGGTGGGCTGGTCAAGCGACATGATGCCCTTCCAATCCTCATAGATTTCAAAGCCAATGTCTTTCATGATGACCATCGTCTTGGCAGCAAAGTTGTTGTCAACGACAAGCTTCAAACCAAGTGGGCCGTTGTCGTTACGGTTGGCGTCAGTGCTAAGTGAAGTTGCATTACCAACACCGACGCTGTTCATGCCGGACAAGCCACCGTTAAGGTTGGCAAACAATGTGCGGCCAGTTGTATCCGCAAGTTGCATAATCAAACTGTATGTGGCGGGGTCAACAAACATGTGGGTTGGCAACATGTTGGTTGCAGTCAAAGTTACAACTGCGGCGTCATAAATCGACTTGTAAAGGTCGGCTGCCGTGAGGTCCCAAACACCTGCTGAAGTAGCGGCGGTCAGCAAGTTGTCTGCAGCTTCGTTATCGGTGCCAACCATGTAACCACCAATAAGGTCGTTAATCGTGATTTGCAAAGCAGCGGGGTCGGTAAAGTCCAATGTCTGGTAGGACACATTGGCGCTATTCGCAAAAGTTTTCTTGGTGACGGTGTTGTTTGCAATCACGGCGGTCTGTGTTGCTACTGCAGCACCTTCAGTTTGTGCCGTTGCTGTTGCCTGGTGTGTGGTCCACGTTGGGCGGTTGAAAGTGCTTGAGGGACTCGACGGCATAGCCCTTGCGCCAAGTGCCGAAACGACAGGGCGCATGTAGTTAATATCCGCAAAAACAGGACCCATCGTTACCTGGGTCAAGAGGCCTGGCACCGACGTAAGGAACTCATCGCCAGCTGCTGCGGTAACCAACGGGTCACGGTGGAAGTCACGGTAATCCTGGAAAACCTTTTGGGCGTTAATCCAAGCGTCGCCACCCTTGTGCATGGCGGCCATGTATTCCCAAGCGTTAGGGATACGGGGCTCTTTCTTGGCTGAAGCAAAAATTGGTGAAGTGGGGATTACGACTTCAGCGGCGGCG